CGGCATTCCGGTTCCCGTTGCGTTTCCAAACAGCACCCGGTCTTTCACGTGGATTGCTGCCACTCTTCCCGGTCTCAACACCCGAAGCAGTTCCGGCGTGAGAAAATCCATCTGCTCAAAAAAACGTTCTGTATTCTGATTGTGTCCAAAATCATTATAGTTCGCTGAATATTCGTAGTGATTTCCAAAGGGAATGGAAGTATGTATCAAATCTACGCTGTTATCTTCCATCCGTCTTGTGTACTCTACACAGTCATCATGAACTGCCTTATAATATTTTCCTTTTACTTCCACTGGTTCAACACCCATCTTTCTCTCTAATCCATGCGCTTTCCCTGCCTGCGAAAGCCCATACTTTTTCACAATTGCAATCATCTTTTCCACCATGTGGTTATGGTTCTTCCACTTTGCCATCAGCTCATCCTTAATCTTCTGCTCATTATCCATGTAAATAATATCTAGGATGACCGGCTTTTTTTGCAAAAAGCGGTAACAACGGTGCACTGCCTGAATAAAATCATTAAATTCATAATCAATACCTAGAAAAATCTCCCGGTGGCAATACCGTTGAAAGTTACATCCGGAACCTGACAATGATTTCTTTGTTGCAAACAAGCGGGTCTTTCCGTTTGAAAAATCAAGCACCCGTTTTTCACGAAGGTCATAATCCATTGAGCCATATATATCGACCGTCTCCGGTAATGCCTTTTTGATTGCCTTACGTTCCGCTTCCAAATCGTGCCACAGAAGAAAATGCTCCTCCGGTGCCGCTTCCACTATCTGCTTCATCTTCTCAACACGGCGTTCCACGCTTTCTCTCTTAATGGCAGCAGCATCTTTCAAACCGGTACCCGCTTCACGGAAAAGTAAAAACTGACCATCTTTATCTTCCACCTCTTTCCCGTCGTTCTTTAATTCATGCCACCGTATCTCTAACGGCGGAAGAACATATCCATCATCTGAATACTCTGGTGACAAATCTGACGGCATCGTTACAAACAACGCCCAACTGCTAACCCACAGCCAAAACTCATCCTCCATATTGGGATAAAGCGTCAAATGGTTGGCTTTTGTGCTGTCTCTCTGAAAAAACCTTGTCAATGCCTGTCCGGTGTCCATCACTTCCAGATAGCCGGCATAATGAATCAGTTCTTTGTATCGGTTCGGCGATGGCGTAGCCGTCGCAACCAGTTTATAGGGCACGTTTTTGAACTTATCCAAAAACGTCTGATATGTTTTACTGCCAAAACTTCGCAAAACACTCGCTTCATCCAGTGCAGTAGCCATAAAATAATCCGGCCGGATATCCCCATCTCGAACTCTTTCATAATTGGTCAATAAAATCTGTCCGTCTGCTGCTTCCACTTCTTTCATTGTCCGAACATATACCGGTGCTTCGTAGCCTAACACCTCTACAGCGTCTCGTGTAAACTCCTGCTTTACACCAAGCGGTAACACAATCAACGCCTTACCGCCTTTATTTTTTGTCGCCTGATAGCAAAACTCTATTTCCTGTATTGTCTTACCTAAACCAAACGAT